GAGCAGGTCGGGGATTCCGGCCTCCATGTAGACCGAGCCGTGCATCTTCCAGGTGACCGAGTTCGGCCAGACCTGCGCGATGCGGCGCCGGATGGCGTCAACGACGCCGCTCTCCTTGCTAGCCATGTCACTCCTTTCTGACTAAGGGGACGGCCCCGCTACTGCGGGGCCGTCTCACTATTTGGACCTCAGAGGTCCAGGTCGTCGATGTCCAGGGCGTCCACGTCGAGCTCGACGGCGTCCTCAGCGTCCTCGGCCGGGGCAGGCTTGGCCGGAGCCTCGACCGGATCGGCGATCTCGTCGGCCATCGGGTCGTCCGCAGGCTCGACCTTGGCCGGCTTGGTGGCCCTAAGGTACTCGCGCACCTCGCTCCTCACGCGGCCGTTGTAGGGCTCGCCATCCTCCACGACGATGTCGACCGGGCGGCCGATCAGCGAGCGCGGGTTCAGGGCGATCTTCTTCTTGGCGATCTTGACACCCAGGGCCTGGAGGAAGGCGGCAGAGCGGAACATGGCCTTCTCCGTCTGGGGGAGACGGTCGATGATCTGCTGACCGGCGTGAGGGCCTTCGGTGATCTCCAGGTAGACGACGAACATCGCGTTGCCGGCCTTCGAGGTCGTCTCCTCGAAGTCGGAGACCTCGGCGTGGTAGGTGCCGGGGGCGACGTGGGCGGTGGAGGTGTCCTTGTAGTTGGTGAAGTCGAAGGTGAGAGCCATGGTGATTTCTCCTGTGAGGTCGGGTTACTGGGTGATCAGTTGTCGGACTTGTCCGACTTGTCGGCGGCGGGCTTACGCTCCGGGACTCCGCCCACTCCGAGGAAGCGGGAGAGCTTCTCCAGAGTCACGGGGTGGTCGCGCCCTAGGACGGACGGGACCTTCCCGCGAAGGTTGTAGGGGATACGGGCCTTGGTCCCGTACTCCGGGTCGGTGCCGAAGCGCACGATGTGCTTCAGCGAGGGGCCGTCGTCGCGTCCGGTGTTATCGAGGTCCTCCTCGACGTCGGCGTAGATGATGTAGTTGGGAGTGGCGCGGATGATTGACTGAGCGCCGCGCTGGACGTCCGGAGAGCGGCGAACGCCGCCGTTGATCTCGTCCTCGACCATCTTGACCTGAGCGGTCATGACGACGTGCATCGGCTCGGGCCGGTTGCCGTCGGCCAGGCCGTACCAGAACACTGCCGTGTCGGTCATGATGTCGAGGGCCTGTCCCCATGTGCGCTGATCGGCCGGGGCGGTGCCCTGCTTGATCTCACGCACAGCGGTCTCCGAGAACCCGGTGAGGTAGCGCATCGTCATCTTCTGCATGGCGGTGAGGCTGTCAATGACGACGGCCTTGTACCCGTGGCCGCCCTTGTCCAGGCTCCAGAAGACATCGTCCAGGGCGGTGACGCTCTCTGGACGGACCACGTCGATGTTCTTGGCGTAGGGGGCGTTCTTGAAGGACTGGGTGCCCTTCTCGCCCGGCAGGTCTATGAAGAGCGTCTTGCCCATCGTGGCTACCGTAGAGGCCAGAGAGCTCTTTCCAGAGCCGGGTGCCCCGAGGATCAGCCACCGGCCGTAGTCGGCCGCCTCCTCCTCAACGTCAACGATGTTGACGCCGGCAAAACTGGTCATTGAATTTCCTTCCGCTGTTTGGGTGGTGGCTTAACTGTAGATGTATGACGGCGGGCATTGCAAGCCCGTAAGGCTACCTTCCGCTGTGAGACGGGTCACGGTAGCGGAGGCCGTACTCCTCCGGCGCGTACTCCCCGCCCGGCCCGCCGACCATCTGAGCACGGCACAGGTCGGCGAACTCGCATAACTGGCACGCCGCCTTCCCGAAGTTTCGCGGCGCCTCTCCCCTCTTGTCGGCGCGCATCCTTGTCCGGGAGATGTCCGAGCAGGTGTCGGCCGCTGCCTGTAGGTGAGAGCGGACGAGGTATGGGCTGACCGGAGTCAAGTGGCGGGAGAACCACTGAGAGACGGACTGGGGCGAGGTCAGGCGCTCGATCTCGGACTCCTCGGCCGTGTAGGTGCCGGCCGCGCTCCCGTCCTTCTTCATCCCTTCGAAGGGGACGCCGTCGGCGCACCACTCGAGGTACGTACGCAGGTCGTAGTCCTTGACCGACGCGCTGAGCTTGCCGGCCTTCGTGATCTTTGGCGTCTTCGGGGCCTTCGAGCGCACTCGGTCGAATGCGACGGCCCGAGGCGACTGGAGTCCCCACTCCGTGCAGTCCGGTGCCAGACCCCATGCGTATAGCTGGACCTGGCTGTCCATCATCTCGTCCAGGCTCGTGACCTGGCCGAGCGTTCCGGAGGTCTTGCAGTCGCGGACCACGACGATGCCTCGCTTGCGGTCCTGGTAGACCTCGTCGGCGTAGCCCCAGAGCGTGACCCCGGTGCCGGGCACCTCGCGCTCCCAGCGCTGCTCGACGGCGAGGACGGACTCATTCTCCGACTCCTCAGCCCAGCGCTCACGCCACTCGGCGTAGACGTGGGAGAGGCGCTGCGGGAGGGGCTGGCCGAGCCAGTCGATCCAGGCCTCCCGAGCGTCCTCCCCGAGGCGGCCCCAGTAATCCACGGCGGCGGCCATGACGTCCGACGGTGAGGCGTCCCACGGGAAGGTAGGTCCGGTGTCCGTGGTCTGAATTTCCTCGGGGTGAGCCTTGAGAGTTCCCTCGGAGACACCCTTCGTAATCCGGTCCAGAGCGCGCACGGCGTGGAACCAGGATCCGAAGTCGAGCGCAGGCGTGACCTCCGACCGGGAGCGTCGCAGTCCGTCCAGGTAGCGGTACTTCCACGCCTGAGGGCAGCGGCGGTGGAGGGTCAGTGAGGAGTAGGTGGCCTTCTCGGCCGTGATGACGTCCTCCTCAGGACGCTGGGTGGGGCTCATGATTGCTACTTCCAATCGGTGTAGATGTGATTCATAAGGGACTTCTCTAAGTCCGTGCGGTCCTGGTAGGCCTGGAACACTACGTCGTCCACCGTGTTCGGGGCAAGCGCGTACCAGAACGTGGTTGCGCTCTTCTGGCCAAGCCGGTTGAGGCGGTCGCGGGCCTGGACGATGTCGTCCCGCTGCCACGGCAGGGAGGCGAAGATCGCGTTCCTGGCAGTGACCAGCTCGTTCACGGCGACCGAGAGGGTCTTGATCTGGGCGACGATGACGAGTCGGGCCGGGTCATTGGAACCGAAGCGCTGCCGCATCCTCAGACGGTCCTCAGGCTTGGTGGATCCGTCAATCCGCAGGACCGTGGTCCGCTTGTCGGAGATCTCCTCCTCCAGAGCCGTGAGCTCGCGGGTGAAGGTGCCGAACACGACGATGCGCTTCTCGTCCTCCAGCGTGTCGTGAATGAGGGAGGCGATGGTCTTCGCCTTGGACCGCCCGATCTCTCGCACCTCGCCGGCGTCGTCCGGGAGGTGGCCGGCCGTGATCTGACGAAGGCGCGTCATGCGAACCAGGCGGCTGGCCGCCGTAGCCGAGTCCCCGCCGTCGCCCGCCTCGCGCATGTCGTCCTCCTCGCGGAACTCGACCTGAAGCTTCGTACGCATGTCCTCGTAGGCCTTGAGCTCCTTCGGGCTCAGGGCGACGGGCAGGACCGTATCGACGGCATCGGGCAGGTCCAGGCACTCCTCCTTGATGGCGACCGATGAGCGCTCGCCCATGATCTCCTCCAGGCGGTCCAGGTTCTTGAAGCCGACGACCTCGTGCCCCATGTACCCTCCCATCTCGGCGTAGTCCTCCTTGAAGGCCTTGAACGTCGCGGGCTTCCTCTCCCCGTTGGGCTGCACCCGCCCGAAGGCCTTGGGATCGATGAACCGCCACTGCCCGTAGACGTCTAGCGGTGAGTGCGGGATGACCGTCCCGGTCAGCCCGATCCGGCGCTCAACCCGCGAGCCGATCCTGCCCGCCAGTCGAGACGCGTTGGAGGAGACTGACTTGATCTTGTGCATCTCGTCGATCACTACTAGGTCCGGGTCGAAGTCGGTGACGGCGCTAAGGACGACGTCGGCCATAGTCTTGGACCCGACCTGCCGGCGCTGGGACAGCGTGTCCAGGTTGATCGCCTCGATCACGAGGCGGGGCTTGGAGTCCCCGAGGACGTCCGGGCCGGCCTTGGCCGCCATCTTCCTGTCTAGATCGACGCCGTCTCGCCGGGCGGCCAGCGCCCAGGAGCGGTTCGCGTGGAGGGAGCGGACGTCGTCTCCCGCCCCTCGGCCCCTCCCTCCGGTCGGCTTGGCGATCT